AAAAGCTGTAACAGGCATTGGTTTAGATGCCTTGCATGATAGAATTGCTGAATTTGCTAAAAAAGACCCATTGCTAGTTTGTGTAGCTCAACGTTATCCTGATCTTTATAGAGATATAATTAAAGGAACTATGTTGGCTATATATTTTGATAAGCGATCAGTCACAATAAACACAATGTTAAATCATCGTGAAGCAAATATCGTAGCAGAAACTAGCTTGGCAAAATTGAGAGCTCAAAATTTAGACCCAGAACCCACCTCTTTAACGCAAATAATTTCAATAATAACCGCCTTAGCAGCTGTTTTTGTAGCTATAGCTAAAGCTTACCAAGTAATGAAAACCTTTCGACAGACGTTTCCGGCTGCCGCTATGGGATTTCTTGATAAGTTTGCTAAAACTGCTCAAAAATTACCGGGTTATGATACATTTAAGGACAAGTTGGACTTAATGTTTCTTAATTTGGTATTTTCGCCGCTAGTGGAAGAGTTTATGAAGAAATATTGTCCATTTTTAGCACCAATAATAGCATATGCTGATCTTTTACCCTTGTTTCTACAACAAGTCCAAATTTTTAATACTTGCGGTGATCATTTAGATCCTGTAGCTATTCAAAAACGACAGACTATTATAGTAACATGTTTGTGTATGTGGTTGAAACAGAGTTTCCTACATGCTTCATTTCAAAAATTGGGTCAAAAGTTCGGCTTTACTACTGCGGTTGTAACACATTCCGCTTGGAACACTTATGCTATGTTTGGAAATGATTGCTTAGGTCTAGCACACCTTCTTTATTTCCCCATAGTAGCTTATGTTCTTTCAGGATCTCCGCCTGCTTCTGCTACTGGAGCTTTATGGAAAGCGTTTCAGAACAAATATATTAGTTATGATTCCTTAGACGACGTATCTCCAACTTTTGAAAGTTTACCAAAAACCAATCCTCAAATCTGTTGTATTGAGCCTGTTCAATGTAAATTGTGGCCCACTGAAGCAGCTCGTGGCACATTAGAAATTACAAGTCAAGGTTTTAAACATTGTAATTTATCTTTAAGGGAAGCCTTAAGTGAATTACCTGTTGATAACCATCGCATGTTTCCTATTGTCATGTCAACTGCCATCTTATACACTCCCGCTAACACAATTAACAATTCTATCGCTGCTATTATGTTTCGCATACATAAAGACCCCTTTTTGTTATGTCCTCCTTTGGACCAGAGAAAAGAAAACTGGAAAAATTTGTGGTTTTCTTACTCTTGGCAAAAGTTATTGACAAAATGGGCTTCTTTAATAGATATGCAACGTTTTTTGACAGTGTTAGAAGCTTGTGAAGCTATGGGAAAAAGAGGAAAGCGAATTTGGCGAACCCATCAACAGTTGGTTTCCGGATGTATAACAAACCCGACAAAAAGTTACTCAGTAAAATGGGATGAAACGATTCCAGTAAAACCTGTGGAAGTCGATGGAGTGGTGTCTTTAGATATCAAACCTCGTGCCATTTG